TCACCTTCAGCCAGCTGGCCGATAAGCCGGAGGGCCGCTTTAATCTGGTCGAAGGCGGTTGCCATTCAAACTCCTTATTCTGCCGCTACTGCCTCTACAGGAGCGCGGCCACGACGACGTTTAGGTTCCAGCTCGTTGACTGGCGCCGCTTCTTCGGGAGCCGAAGGCGTGTCTGGATTATACCGCTCCCATCCGTTTTGTTCATCAAAATCAGCCTCCATCGCCATGGTGGCGACTTTGGAGCCGTGAACCGGGTGTCGAAGATAAATTGTCATAGGGTGTATAGGGGCCGAAGCCCCTATTGGTTATACGCAGTGGATAACAGCAAAATTAAGCACAACAGCTTCTGACAGCGAACCGCCAGAAATGTTGCGGACAGTTATCGTGACCGCGCCAGCGCTTAAACCCGAAACCCAGCAGTTGTACGAACCTGCAGTGGCGTTTGCGGCGATATTCAGAATAACAATATCGTTCGCGCTGATAAGTGAGTTGTTCAAAGTAAACGTCACGTTGGTTGCAGCCGCCAACGCAGCGTTATTCATGGTGATTTGTCCAGCAGCTTTGTTCAACGTAACAGCTGTTGATTTGCTGGTGGCTTGCGTGACCGTACCTTGAGCAGCAGCGGTGTAGCCAAACTGTTCATCCGACAGAATGTACTGGGCACCGACGATGTCTTGGTCTGTATACGCAACACCAATAGGCTTGGTATTAGGCATGATCTATCCTTTGCAAGACGGGGGCCGAAGCCCCCGAAGTTTTTAGCCAACGCGATACAGAGTCCAAGTACCAACGCCGCTCTTACGAGCACGGAAGATTTGCGCCGTGCCAGCAGTTGCAACAACGGTCATCAGACCAACCAATGTCCAGCCGGTGTTGGTCACAAGCGTGATTACACCAGAACCAGAACCGTCGACGTTAACTACCGAAAAGTCAAACGAAATGCCTGGCTTGTCGGAGTTAGGTAGCGCAGCTTCTAGATCAGCTACGGTTGGCAGCGTGTAGCTGGCTGCCGATGCGCCTGGGCTGCCCAGCAAAATGCCGTTAAGCACTTGGGCTGCGGTCAACGTCGCAGTTACGGTAGCCGTTGCTGGAGCCGGAATAACTTGAAAAATGGTTTCGTTGAGGTTGCCATCACCAATCTGATAGCCGCCTGCGCCGTTAGGAAGAGCCATGATAATTTCCTTTCAAATAAAGTCGTCAATGGGGGCCGAAGCCCCCACCAGTGCTTAGCCCCAGAGGCGGCAAGCCATTTGTGGACGGATGGTGCTGTAGCCGTACAGAACGTCGATACGGCAAGGCAGACGGTCGTTGTTGATGTCGTACTGACGAACAACACGCATCGAAATACCGTTGTGAACTTGGCGAGAAGCCATGTCCACGCCTTGTGGCATCAACAGGTCGGCGGTTGCAAAAGTAATCGCATCCTTGTGGTAGACCAAGTTCTGCGGATAGGCAGTAGCAGCCGAACCCAGCATGGTGACAACAGATGTTGCGGTGGGCAGTGCCGACACGGTAGCCAGAGCTTGGCTTGCCGAGTACAGCGCGGGCGAGATCGACAGCGTTGCAGTAGACGAACCAGTAGCAGCGGCAGTTACAGTAAACTGTTGCAACGAACCGGTCGATTCACGGGTCTGTGGGTTAACCGCAAACACGCCAGCAATGGTGAACACGTCGCCGACGTTCCAAGTCTTGCTCGAGCCGGTAAAGCTGATTGGCAGCGTGGACTGACCTTCGGTCGTGACAGTCGAAGTCACGGTGATCGAAGTACCCCAGTCACCGTTGGTGTGCTGCTTGATCGACTGAGACATGTTGACTTCGTCGAAGCCCAGCACGCCCATGCCCATCATGCCGTTTTTGAACTGGCGGCTGATAGTGTCGGTCGGGTTAAACAGACCTTTCATGCCTTCAACCAGACCAGCGTTAGCAGCTGGGTTAACGGTTGCGTAGCGTGGCGCCATCACAGCTGCGTTTTCGTTCAGCTTCTGCTGAGCTTGCAGCAGAACAAGCGAAGTCGATGGGGTGGTGCCAGGGGTGCCGACCGAGTTGAACACGTTTTTGTACGCGTTAGCAACGTCTGCATCGATGCTGGAAGCCAGCTGCGAAATACGAGGCTTCAATACACGCTCTGCGAAGTCATCCAACTGCATGGTAAGTTCAGCAGAGGTGAAGTTCACGCCGATGTGCTTCTGCGAAGCAACAGTCAGAGTGGTGAACTGTTCGTTGTCGTCCTGCACTTGCAGAGCGGCACCGTCGGTCACCAACGCGCGATCTGGTAAACGGATACGCAGTGTGGAACCAATTTTTGCGCCTTCAACGGCGAAAGAATCGTCGTATTGACGATTGACGTTGCGAGTGATCACCAGGTTGTTCTCGAGGATTTCGAGAGCCTTGCGGGTGATCATGTCGATGGTAAGAATCGAGTTTGCCATGATCTAAAATTCCTTTAAAAAGTTAGCGATTACGTTGAGCTTCCCACTTTTTTATCTGCCGCTGGCGCTCCGCCTCAATCCACTCTGACGTACTCATGTTCTTGATTGAACGTGGGTCAGTCGTGTCGTAAGACGGCGAGCCAGCGCTTCGACCCGATATCGGTGCTATCGGCGGCGGGGCGCTAGTCGTTTTCTTCAAGACCGGCTCAGAAGCAATCTTTGCTTCAATCTTGCCAATCTCTTTGGCCTGTAATATGGGCGAATTCAGTGCGGCAATACGCGCGGCTTCTTTCGGATTTGAGCCCAAGTAATACGCAATATCAGGGCCAATATCCGACGCTTGAATCGTCTCAGCCATCGCGTTAGAGATTGGCAGCTTCGGGTTGTAGGCGACTTGTTCAAAATCGTCATACTTACCTCGGGCTTCTTCTTCCCTATCGTGATACGCCTCAAGCAGATCCATTTTCTGCCGTTCGAGTTCACGCTGAGCCAGTAGCTGTTCAGCTTTGCGTGCTGCTAGTGCATCGGCATACGCATCGACTGAATCAAACTGTTCTGGCGGCGGTAACTCTGCAGGTGCAGGCGCTGTTTGCGCTTTGCGAGCCTGCTCGCGTTCCCACTTCCTTTGCTCTCTTGCAAGCCGTTTGCCTACGATCGCATCCAACTCTTCTTGTGTGAAGGTCTTGGTTTGCTGCTCGTTTGGCTGGTCATTCTCCGGCGCTAGTGTTTCTTCAGCTACAGGCTCTGCCGTCGGTGCCTGTTCTGGCGCGGGTGAATCCGCTAACTGATTTTGAAGCTCGTCTGACATTGTCGATTCCTAAAGAATCCCAGGTAATCCGTACCTGTTCGGTTTAACGGGAATTTACTCCCAAATTACTGTTGCAGCAACTGTTCCGCTAATCACCACATAAATTCCATCTCGGGCGTACGCCCCGTCTAGCGGCAATAGGTACGATGTCGCGGCGGCGGGCGTGAACACACCCAGAATAGTCTTGGTTGTCGTAGCGCCTGCCGAGTCGTAGACCGTGATGGTCGGCGTGCTCGACGCAGAGCTGACAAAAATGCCTTTGAGTTTACCGGCTGCCGGTTTGATGTTGGCAGACGCAGTGATGTAGGTGTAATTGGCCATGATTTACCTCAAGCAAGGAACTTCAGTTTGTAAATCGTGGACAGGTACAGCCCAACGATCTCATCAATAATATTTTGCAGCGGTGTATCCGCTTTGTCGACGACCTTGTACCGCATGTCTTCAATTTCTTCAAGCTGCGCCTGCAAAAACTCCAAGATATTGCCTGGCTTCTTGGTCGACTGCAACGAGATGGCGCCGATCAAACCGTGGCGGCCTTGGTAGGCCTCGGCAAACTTGTCTGCTAAATCAACAATTCCGTTGTAAAACTTTTGCAAGGCTTTGTGCTTGGCGTAGCTGCGGGTGTTCAAATGCACCGAGTGAGCAACATCGCGCCCTAAAAACAAGGTGCCTACAAAATTGGCGCAGTTCATAGTCGTGGTTCCTCGGGCGGCATATTCAGCATTTCGGGCGGCATTTCAGCCGATTGTGGCGGCACCATACCCATTTCCGGTGGCATCTCGCCCATTTCGCCACCCATCATCGGCATTTCGCCCGGCAGCTCGAGGCCACCTTCGCTCATGGCCAAGTCGCCAGTGCTCATGATGTCGCGCAGGGTCTGCATGACCACGTCTTGTACCTGATCGGGCGACATCGCCGCGCCGACGGCAGACAGACGCTGCGTCTCGGCCTGATATGCCTTGATCTCGGCCTCGAAATTCTTGCGCTCCATGTCCTGCACTTCAATGGCCTGGCCGACGTTTTGCAACATTTGTTGCATTTGCTGCAGCTCTTGACCCATCGCTTCCATCTGCTGCCTAGCCATCTGCATCTCGGGCGACTCGTCGCTGCCTTCCATGATCTTCGGATCGATGATCTTGGCAAAGCGTGCGGCCATTTCCTGTGCGCCTGGCCAATCCATGTTCTTGATAAACAAGTCGCCTGCGACCTGCCAGAGCTGCGGGTTGGACTGCAGGATCATGCCCATCGCATCCAATGCTTCCTGACGCTTGGTCAGGTAGGACGGGCCGGTGGTCACCACCACGTCGTACTTACCGACGCCGGGGTTGTAAATCTTGTCGATGACGATGTCGTTCTGATCGCGAATCTCACGCACCGCTTCTTGCTGGGTGGGGTCGAGCTTGACCATGTCGGTGTCACCGTCCACACCAATGATGCGTGCAACACGCTGGGTGTCGTAAATCTTCGGAATCAGGTCAACAATTTGACGGGTAACGTGCCTAATAGCCCGCGCCAAATTATCCACGTAATGATAAGTGCCAGTGTCAGATTGACGCTCTCGCGCCATAATCGCTTTGCCTGATCGCTCGTTAGACGTTGCACCCAAGCTCGTATCGTACTGGCCAGTCGTTGACTTGATATCATCAGACGCCCCCATCTTGGCTTGGATCAGACCGGTCTGCGGTAGCGGCGGTGCAGCTCGTTGCGGTAGCGGCAGCACGGCGCCTGAGCCATCGGTCACATCGGGGTTAACTTCCAGATACGGCCAGTTCTGCGTGTTGGCCGTCTTCCACTGCATTTCGTAGCCTTCGAACTGGCCACCGTAACCAATAAACGGCGCCTTGGGCGCCAAAGCCAACATTTCGGCTTCTTGGCTCGTCCAATAGTTGTACATGCGCTGGGCGTCCTTGGCGTTTCTAACCAAGCCCGACACGTACAGCTTGCCGTCGACTTCAAACTCGTTGCCGATCACGCGGATGACCGGAATCCAGTGGCCTGCCCAGTCGTTTTCCTCAAGCATTTCATAGCCGTTGGTCTTGCACCACTTGACGCGCTTGGCGTCTACTTGGCGGCTGCGCACCGGCTTGATGCCCATCTGCTTCATCTGCTTGGCCTCGGGCGAACCCTCGAATGCCGTGATGTTGCCGGGGTACAGGTGCAGCGTCGCGCGGTCGTACTCGATGTAGTAATACTCGGCGATGCGCACGGTGTCCTGATTGATCCAGACCGAAATCGACTGGTCGCCTACGCCTTGTGCCTGCAGTGTTGAGAGCGGGCTGGCGTCGGGGAACATGCGCTCGTAATCGGAACGCTGCAAGTCTTCGGTAATGAAGCACCACTTGGCATCCGCACCGCACGGGTCTTGAATTGTTGGATCCATGTAGACCGAGAAGCTGTTGCGAATACGCGCGATCTTGATGTCTTGATCGAACGTCGTGTCGTCGCAATACTCGGTCAGGATGCGGATGTAACCTTCGCCGTAGGCCACCTGGTTCTCGCAGGCGGTGTCGTAGGCGACGTCGGCGTCCGAGATGTACTCGATGTGCCTGACCATGCCGTTGTAGATTTCGGCGACTTCTGGGTCAGCGCGGTCGTCAGCGGGTATAACTTTGCCGCTCGGACGGTTTTGTCTTTGATCATTCGTCACCTGCCGCACGTGTTGAGGCAACTTGTTGATGGTGAGCGTCGGGCGTGCGTTGATCGTCTGCCCTTGCACCGCGCCACGGGTCGCCAACACGTCCGCTGGCCACTGCCAGTGGTTGTCGGGCGAACCTGCGTAGAAGCGCAGGTCGTCTAGCTCGTCTTCCCGGCTCTCAGACAGCGCAGAAATGGCCATTTGCAGCCGTTTGCGCATGGTCGACAGCACATCTTGCTTGTCTTTACTGATGTCGTCGGGCGGCGGATTACCGCCCACATCGGCGACTTTTGCTGCCTTATTTATGCCGGTATAGTCCATTTATTTCATCTTTTTGGCGGGTTTGGCCGCTGCCCGCTTGGTTGCGTACGCGATCGCCACGGCTTGCTTGACGGGCTTGCCGCTTTTGACCTCGGTGCGGATGTTTTGCTTGAACGCTTTTTCCGATTTCGACTTAATCAGCGGCATATTACTTTCCTTTCTTCGCTGGTTTGGCCGTTTTGGCGGATTCCTTGAAATCCTTGGCCGTCGGTGCGCCCGGCGCGCCGGGTTTTCTCATCTTTTCGCCAGACCCAGCCTTGATGCGCTCGCGTTTAGCGTGAATGTTTGCGTAGAGTCCTGGTTTCGTCGCCATTTTTCAGCACTTCCATCGTTTGAGCGCCGCTTTGGCGCGTTCGCCGTCTTTCGCTTTGGCCGCTACTCCTGACATGCGGGCACAAAACGACTTTTTCCGGCCCTCATCCGCTTTCGTCTTCGGATTCGGCGCCGGTGCCTTCAAGTTGCTGCCCGTCTCGCGGTTGTATTTCTCCCGCCCTTTGGCGGTCAAGCCTGCGCCCTTGCTAACCGGCAGCTTCTCGCCCCGGCCAACACTTAGTGACACGCTCTTCTTCGTCGCCATTACGCGCTCATCCATCCTGTTGCGGCTGCTACGCGTGGCGTGTAGCCGTTGCTGCGGCGTGCCGCCCGCTCGTATCCTGACTCACGGCTGGCTACCGGAAACGCGAACGTCACCGCGAGGGCGTCTGCTGCATCCGGCGAGGCTAAGCCACGTGACTTCATCTCTTTCTTGCCTTCCAAATAGATCGTACCCGACGAGTCGGGCTTCTTCGTGGGGCCAGTCAAGTCCGCTTTTAACTGCCGATCATTCGGAATGCTGGCTGTTTTCAACCATTCCTTCATCGCGCCCCACATTTCGGCGCGCTTGTTACCCCACATGATCGGCTTGCTCGACTTCCACCCGAAGTTCACTCCACGCACCTTGTATCGCTGTTCTTTTAGCCTGTCAAGTATGCCGTAACCCAGCCCGCCTTCGTCGATCACGGTCAGCGCGGGGCGGTACTCCTCGATCGCATCGATTACCCTGCCCACGGTCGTCATGGTGTCCTCGCCGTGGTAGCGCTTAATCGCTACCAAATCCCGTCCTTGCCTAACGACGATAACTGTTGCGTCCGCACCTCCGCGTGCTGGGTCAACGCCGACAATAATTGGCGCCGTTTCGTCCTTGTAGCGTGGCCGACTGGCGGCGTCGTCGACAGCACTCGCACCAATAAACTGATCTTCGCCAGCCGATGGAAACTCGCCGTAGACTTCAACCCGAGCCTGCGGCGAATCCTCGCCATATTCCGCAATGATCTGCTCATAGATTGCCTTGTCCGTATCCTCGACCGTTCTGGAGTCGATGTTCTCGGTGTGCCAGAAGTTGCGCTTGGCGTGGAAACACTCGTAGAAGTAGCCTTGATTGCGCCGGGGGTTACTGAACGCGAACCAGTACCGGTCTAAGATCGGTTCCGTAAAGAAACCCGCACCGACCGACCAGATGGCGTCCGGGATACCAGACGCTTCGTCGAAGATCAGCATCATGCCGTCGTGGTTGTGCACACCGGCGTAGCTGTCGGGGTTCTCTTCCGACCACAGCTTACCCTCGGCCGCCCAGTAGCGCGTACCCTTCTTCAAGTCCCGCTCGACCAGCTCGGTCAGCCACTTCGCCGGAATCAGCTTGGTTGCGCTGATTTCCCACCAGTGGCTGTTGATGATCATCGCCTGCCACTTAGTCAACTCACCCCAAGTGACCGAGCGGAGCTGCGCTTCACTGTTGGCTGACACGATGACTGAACTACCAATGCGGGTCGACAGCATCCACAGCACCAGCCAGCTAACGAGGGCTGACTTACCGATGCCTCGCCCGGACGCGACCGCTGTTCTGAGCGCGTCCATGTCGACCTGCCCCTTGTTCGTCTTGATGTGCGTGGCGATCCTGCGCAGTATCTTGCGCTGCC